AGGGTAGATTTTGATAAAGGTTTAAGATTTGCTAAATGGTTAGGTTTAGAAAATGAGGGTTTAATGAAACACTATGGTTTTGATGGTTCAGACCAATATAGATATGCGAGGATATTCTAATGGGTTGGGTATCAGCAGCAGCACCTGCATTAACAGCAGCAGCACCTTATGTGGTGGCAGGAACAGCATTTGCAGGTTATCAACAAGCTGGAGCAAGTGGTAAATTTAATCAATCTGTTGAAAATCGTAATGCTTTAGTTAAAGAACAAAATAATGAAATTTTAGACAGCAAACTAGATTTAGAATTAGCTCGTTTTGAGGAAGATTTAAAAAAATTAATTGCTACACAACAAGTTAATGTAGCTAAATCAGGTGCAGTTATTGGAACAGGTACTGCTCAAAATATAAAATTATCAACATTATATAAAGCTGAAACAGATAAAGATATTGCTAATTATAATAATGAAATTGCAAAAGCTAGAAATTTAGAAGAAGCTAACTTTAGTCGTATTAAGGGACAGATGGCAAGACAAAGAGCTAAAATGGAACAAATACAAATTGCTTCTTCAGTAGGTTCAACACTATTAACAATGACAGGATAATTAATGGCAAGAGATTATAAATCAGAATATGCAAATTATCATTCTAAATCAGAACAAAAGAAAAATAGAGCTGGAAGAAATGGTGCAAGAAGAATTATGAAAGCAAAACATGGCTCTAGTATATTGGGTAGAGATGTAGATCATAAGGATAGAAACCCTAGAAACAACAGTACAAGTAATTTAAGATTACAATCTAAATCTGTAAACAGATCAAGGAATAGTTAATATTATGCCAAAAATACCTACATTCAAATCTCAAACAACTATGACTTCTGCTTCTCCTAGTGTAGAAAGCAATCTTAGTATAAATCCATCAGATAATATTTATAGAGCAACAAAATCTTTAACTGATTATGTGGCAAATGAATATGTTAAAGAAGCAAAATTAGAAGCTGACAACAAAGCAACATTAGCTTTAAATGAATTATTTATTAATCAACAAGATGGAACAAAAGGTTTGTATAGTATTCAAGCAGAAACTAAAACAAATAGTAAACCATTAGAAGCTGCGGCAGGATTTGATGATGGTGTTAATAAACTTTGGAATTATGCTAAAACAAATAAATTACAAAATTTTAATAATTTTACACAAAAAGCATTAGAAAAAAAATTCTATGCTACAGCAGGACTTTTTAAATCTAAGGCTTTATTAGGATCAAGAACAGAACAAATTTTAGAAACTAAAAAAATAACCAATGATGTTGTTTTAAAAGAAAGTTTAGCTTTAGTTTTAAATGGTATGGAATATTTACCAGCTTATAAAAACAAAATAGAAGCAAGATTAAATGAAGAATCAAGTATTACAGAAAAAGGTGTTTTAAAAGAAGAGCTTAAAACAGCTTTAATTTTTGGAGAAATACAATTAGGTAATTCTTTAGCAACAGAAAATCCTTATCAATTAAAACAAGATATTTCTAAATTTACAAATTTATCTCTTGACCAAAAAAGTAAATTATTAGCAAACGCAGATGCAACTATTTTAAGTCAAAATACAACATTTTTTACATCTAATATGGAACTTACACAAGACACTACATCTAAAGATGTATTAGAAGCATACGAAGGAATAATAAATCAAACATTTAATGGTGATGTAGATAAAATTAAAAGATGGCAAGAACTTTCACCTTCTGATAAATCATCTATAATAACTGAAGCTAAAAAAATAAGAAGAGCAAATACTTCTGAAATAAGCAATAGAAATACTGCAATACTTAATGAACAAAAAGACAATAGCATTAACAAATATAGAGATTTTTTTAATGATTCAAAAGCATTAGAAACATTAGATTTATTAAAAATTAATAAAGTATTTGGTGAACCTAAAAATTTATATGAACAAGAAGCTAAATCACAAATAGTTGAATTGTCTACAAAAATTGGAGAAAAAGAATTTTCAAATGTAAACAATTATTATAAAAATTTTAATATTCAAAAAGCAATATTGTCTGGACAAGTAACAGATCATGTTACTCCATTTATTTTAGATGGAGAAACAGAAGCTAAAAGTATTACTCAAAGAGTTGGAGATGGAGTTTCTAAAAAAGAATTTGGTTTTTATTTGAATTACCTTTTACCTAATATAGAAAATAAAACATTTAAACAAGATCATCAAAAATTATATAGTAGAATTGAAAGTCTACAAACATTTATTGAAGGACCAAGTTCTTTAAAATATTTAGATACTACTCTTGATAATAGATTAAATAACTTTCAATCATCAATGATATTTAATTTTTCAGAAGGACTTAAAAAAGGTTATAATGCAGATGAAATGTTAGATCCAAAAAATAAAAAATTTATTGGTAAAGAATGGCAAACATTTCAACCTGATAAAGATTATATTACAAAAATTCTTTCTGAAAAAGCTGCAGAAGCAGCTGATACAACAGATGTATTATTACCCCCACCATGGAATCCAGATAAATATAAAACAGTAGACGATTGGTTAAACTCTGCAGAATATAAAGAATATGAAATAAAAAAGAAAGCTCAATAATGCCTTTAGTTGTAGATCAAATTAATGATATGATTTCAGCAGGAGTTCCTCTTGAAAAAATAACTGAATTTAAAGAAAATAAAATTTTGGAAATGCAACAGGCAGATATTCCTATTGAAAAAATAACTGAAGCATTTGGTTCAAAAAAATACGACAGAACAGACATTCAAAATTATTGGAAATCTATTTCAAAAGAAGTAAAAAAAGAGGTAAATCCAGCTGACAAAGTTGATTTTTCCCAAATAAAAAGTATAGACGATATTCCAAAAGAAGTTAATGCTGCAGACAGAATAGAAAAATATTTATTTGGTACTGATGAAAGATATCAATTTAAACCTTATATGGAAAAAGCCTTAGGAAACTCTGGATTAAACAAAATTATTAAATATCATAGTGGTGGAGGATGGGGTTATGAAGTTGATGCACCAGTACCAGATGGTACAGGATTTTTAGAAAAATTAACAGAAGGTGCTGTAGGTTTAGTTGCCGAACTACCAACATTTATACCAGGTGCATTAGCTGGAGGTTTTGTAGCAGGTCCAGGCGGAGCGATGTTTGGTGGTGGATTTACAGCTGGTGCAGTTCAAGGTATTTATACAGAAGCCTTACAAAGAGGAGAGGTAAAAAATTTTCCAGAATGGTGGGATATATTTATGGAAGAAGGTTTAAGTGAAGGAGCAAAAACTGGAGCTCAATTATATGCTGCCTATGTAGCTCCAGGATTACCTTTTATAAAACCTTTTACTAATAATATTATAGGATCAACATTAATACAATCTACAGCATACACAGCAGCTGGAGTGGCAATGGGTGATGAGTTGCCTACCCTTGAAGATTTTGCAATAACAAATTTATTATTTGCACCTTTTAATATTAAAGCATCTAAAAAAAAGATAAACAATATTGTAGCTAAAACAGGTAAAAAACCAATAGATATTATAGACAATGCAATTAAAGACAGAACTATAATAGAAGATATTAATTCAAAAAATATAGAAATACCAAGAGCCTATAGAGATATTGTTCCAGAAAAAGTAACAACAGAAACAATTAGAAGAGATGCTGATATTGCTTTTGAAAAAATGGATAAAGATTTATTAACTATAAAAGAAAATTTAAAAACACAAGAAAAAATAACTGAATTAAAAAAGAAAAATCAAGAAATTTATAAATTAGAAAGAGAAAAAAATAATAAAGATAACAAAGTTGGATCTAAAATTTATAAAGAAACTGTTTTAGAAGTTAGAAAAAACAATCCAGATGCTACTGTTGCTGAAATAAATCGTGCAGTTGCAGAAAAATTATCAACCAGAACAAATAAAAAATTAGAACCAATTATATTACAAATTAAAAAACTTGAAGCAAAACTAGATAAAGCAAGTAAAGATCAAATAGATAAAATTGACAAACCTTTAGATGAAATAAGAAGCAAACTAGACGAAAGTATTGCTAAAGATCCACCACCTAAAAAAATATTTGAAATGAAAAATTTTGTAGATGATTTATTTTATAATCTTTTAGATCAAACTCATGTTTTTAAAAGAGCAGAAATAAAAGCAAGAAAATTAGGAATTGAATATGAAACTAAAGTAGGTCCTTATGAAAATTTTCAATTGTTACATGGAGTTAGAAATACAATAGAAGCCTTTATAGAAAAAGGAGCATTGGATTTTAAAACAGGAAATATTATAGGACCTTCTCTTAGAAGTGTATTTACAAAATATAAAATTAATACAGAAGCTATTTATAAAGATTTTAAAAGATATGCTATAGCAAAAAGAGCAATAGAAAAATCATCACAAGGATTTCAAACAGGTGTAGATATAAAAGCCGCTAAACAATTTGTTAAAGAAAATTCTAAATTTGAAGAACCATTTAGAGAAATTGTTAAAGTATCAGAATTATCTCTTAAATATTTATTAGATGCTGGTGTAGTATCTAAGGAAGTTTATCAAGCTGCATTAAAAGCTAATAAAGATTTTGTTCCATTTTTTAGAGATTTTCTTGAAGAAAGTGGACAGGGTAATTTTTCTACAACTGTAAGAAACCCATTAAAATATTTTAAAGGAAGTAAAAGAAAAATAATAGATCCATTTGAAAGCATATACAATAATATTTATACATTTATTACTATTGCAAAAAGAAATGAAGCCAATGTTTCATTTATAGAAATGATTGAAAAAGGACAAAAAAAAGCTAAATATACTGTAAGTGAAACAGAAGGTTTTTTTCCTGAAGTTTATTTATCAGAAAAAAGAACTAAAGAAACTAAAATTACACCTAAAGAATTAGAAAGCATAGTTGATAATCCTGCTAGTTTAAAATCATCTGTAGCTGATGGATTTTCAGTATTTAGAAAAGAATCTGGAATATTAAAAGATACAGAAATTGTTGTTTATAGAAATGGTAAAAGAGAAGTTTGGGAAGTAGGAGAAGCATTTGCTAGACCCACTAAAGTTTATGATAAAGGAACATTTCAAATTGTTGCTGATTTTTTATCTTTACCATCAAAAACATTAAGACTTGGTGCAACAGGTGCTGCTGAATTTATGTATAATAATATACCAAGAGATGCTGTTGGTGGAGCTATACAAAGTAAAGGATGGTATCCACCTTTTACTCAGACTTTATTAGGTTTGGCAATGGTTATAAAACCAACAAGAAAAGCATTTGGTTTAGAATCTGTTTTTGAACAATATTCAAGATCTGAAGCACTACAAAATTCTATAATTACTATGGATAGAACGTATTTTAATAAATCAGTAAAATCATATTTAACTAAAACAAATCCAATAAATCTTATTAAAAATCTTCCAGAATATTTTAGAGTATATATAGAATTTTCTGAAAAAATTAATAGAATGGGTGTTTATAAATTAGCTCTTGATAGAAATTTAAAAAAAGGATTAGATAACACTCAAGCTCTAAAAAAAGCAGCAGTTGAAACTAGAAATAACCCAATAGACTATAAAAGAATGGGTCATTCAATTCATGGATTAAATCAATTATCTGCTTTTTTTAATGCAAGAATCCAAGGTTTAAATCAAACTGCAAAAGCATTTAAAGAAAGACCACTTCAAACTTTAGCAAAAAATTTTATGTATATAACAGCACCCTCAGTAGCTCTATGGTTTGCTAATCATAATGATCCAGATTATCAAAGTTTACCTCAATGGAGAAAAGATTTATTTTGGAACATTAGAGTTAATGGCACATATTATCCAGTAGCTAAACCATTTGAATTAGGGTTAATATTTGGAACTGGTGCAGAAAGATTTTTAGATTATTTTTATGATAAAGATCCTAAAGCTTTAGAAAAATTTGGAGATGCAACATTAGTTCAATTATTTAAAGGAATAGTACCTGTACCTGATATTGTAAAGCCTTTTTTTGAAGCTGCAAATAATAGAAGTTTCTTTTTTGATAGACCTATT